ATGATTCGTTTGTACTCTCCAGGTACAGGCGAACTTTATGGTGGGTTGTTAAACCACCTAAAACAATGGGCAGGAGAAAAACGTTACAGCATTGAATATGAAGAAAATGAATGGTATGGAGAAGCACAGGAGTCTAATGATTTCGTATCTCCTGGTGGAGTAAAAGTTTTCATGGATAAGATCTCTAAGTATGCACCTAGAGACTATCAATATAGTACAGTTTATCAAGCACTCAAAAACAACAGAGGATTATTTGTATCCCCCACAGGATCTGGCAAATCATTAATGATCTACAGTATCGTTAGATACTATGTTGCAACAAAGAAAAAGATTCTATTGATTGTTCCTACTACATCTCTAGTAGAACAGATGGTAAAAGATTTTAAAGACTATGGATGGAATGCAGACGACTATTGTCACACCATTTATTCAGGCAAAGATAAGAATACTGATAAACCAGTTGTCATATCTACCTGGCAATCAATCTATAAGTTTCCCAAAAGATACTTCGATGACATTGAGTGTGTTATCGGTGATGAAGCACATCTATTTAAGTCGAAGAGTCTGACAGGCATCATGACCAAGCTACACAACGCTAAGTATCGCTTTGGGTTCACAGGTACACTAGATGGTAGCAAGACTCACAAGTGGGTGTTGGAGGGTCTCTTCGGTGCCTGTGAGAAGGTTACAAGAACTGATGATCTAATCAAGAAAGGATATCTTTCTAACTTACGTATCAAAATTCTTATGTGTAAGCATGAGTATCAATACTTTGAGGACTATCATGCAGAAATGGAGTATCTCGTTACATGTCAAAAAAGAAACAACCTCATCAAGAATCTAGTTAAAGATATAGATGGCAATACATTGGTTCTATTCAACTATGTCGAGAAGCATGGTGAACCATTATATGAGATGATAAATAATGTGGTAGCGGACGATAGAAAAGTATTCTTCGTCCATGGTTCAGTTGACGTTGACTCAAGAGAAGAAGTACGTCAGATTGCTGAAACAGAAAACAACGCAGTGATTATTGCTTCTTACGGAACTTTCTCCACAGGCATTAACATTAAACGTTTGCATAATATTATCTTCGCATCACCTTCTAAATCTAGAGTTCGTAATCTACAATCAATTGGTAGAGTCTTAAGGAAGGGAGAAGGAAAAACCATAGCAACACTTTATGATATTGCTGATGACATCTCTAACGAAACAAGATCTAATTACACTTTAAGACATCTATACGAAAGAGTGAAGATCTATCAAGAAGAGAATTTCAAATATGAAAAACTAAAAATAGATCTAAGAAAATAATATGGAAGAAGAATTCTATTCAACAATAAAATTATCTACTGGTGAAGAACTCATAGCAAAGGTATGTTATTTACCTGATGAAGATTCTTTACTAATAGAAAATCCTATGGTTGTTGAAAACTATAAAAAAAATAAACGTGGAAAGAATGTTGATGGTTTTATTTTAAAAGAATGGATTAGATCATCTTATGATGATATCTTTATTATTAAGATGAATCAAATAGTTACAATGTCAGAACTAGATGAAAGAATAAAGAACTTTTATATTAGTAATGTAGAAGATACAGATGAAGATGATGATCATGATGAAATTAATGTGAAACCCAATAAACTAAAAAACAATGGTTATGTGGGTAGTGTAGATGAAGTCAAAAAAAATCTTGAATCTCTATTCAAGAGAAGCTAATAGATACAGTTATCTTTTGAACCCTTACAGAGTTATTGTACTGAGTTTCTGAGGGTTTGTCAAGCCCCTTTGATCATGTTGACAAAATGTCTTCAATCAAGTATACTAGTATCAGGAATAAAAAAGTAAAATGACAAGGACCAAAAACAAAGAGTACTATGTAAATAACAAAGAGTTCCTTGCTGCTATTACTGAGTATCGTAATAAAGTCATCCTGGCAAAAGAACAAGAGAAACCAAGACCAAGAGTCACAAATTATTTGGGTGAATGCTTTTTAAAAATTGCTACACACTTGTCATATAAACCAAACTTTGTTAACTACATGTTCCGTGAGGACATGATTTGTGACGGCATTGAGAACTGCCTACAATACATCGATAACTTCGACCCAGAGAAGAGTTCTAATCCTTTTGCATACTTCACCCAGATTATCTACTACGCTTTCCTGAGACGCATACAGAAGGAGAAGAAGCAACTGGAGATCAAGGGTAAGATCCTTGAACGTTCAGGTCACCAAGAGATTATGCATACAGATAAGTATGAAGGTGACATGGCAGGCATGAATGCTTCTTATTCTGATATGGGTAGTATTAAAGAAAACATTGAAACAAGAATGAACCGATGACATCTACATTAGCAACTAGTCTAGGATCTAATCCTACTATCGAAAAAACTATTCCTGAGGATCAGGTTTGGATTGATGATGCTTTCTATGTCAAGAAAACTATGTTCGGTCTTTATACCAGTGTATTGAAAGAACCCTTCGGTGCTAACTTTATTACTGGTGCTACTGAAGATGGAGTTGCTCAGATGACACGATGGCATCTTAAGTGTTTACAAGATGGAACACTAGATGATTATTCCTTTGTTACTTCTGCTGCTATGGGTGTTAAACTTTGAAAATTGCGTTAATCACTGACCAACATCTAGATGGACGTAAAGGTTCTTTAGCGTTCTGGAACTACTGGCAACAATTTTATGATGATATTTTTTTCCCAACTCTTGAGAAGGAAGGTATCTCAACGATCATTGACCTTGGCGACACTTTTGATAACCGAAAGTCTATGGATTACAATGTATGTAATCGAGTTACGACTAATTATTTCGATAGATTAAAAAATTATGATATACACATGCTGCTCGGCAATCATTGTGTGTACTACAAGAACACTAATAAGATTAACTCACCAGAGTTACTTCTTAAGCAGTATGATAATATCAAGATCTATTCTGAACCTAAGCATTTAAAACTTGGTACTAAGAAATTCCTGATGCTCCCTTGGATTAATAGAGAGAATCAAGAAGAGATTCTAAACTTACTTGAGACTAGTGAAGCAGACAATATTTGTGGACATCTAGAACTTTCTGGGTTTGAGATTACACCAGGCATGAAAATGGATCATGGTATGGATGCTAGTTTATTCCATCGTTTCAAACGTGTGTGGTCTGGACACTATCACCATAAATCTAAAAAGGGTAACGTCCAGTACCTAGGCAATCCTTATCAGATGTTTTGGAATGATTATAAAGACGCTCGCGGATTCCATATCTACGATACTGAAAGTGATCGACTTAAGTTTGTCGCAAATCCATACGAAATCTTTGAGAAGATCTTCTATGACGACACCAGTGTGGACTACAACAAACAAGATGTGTCTAGTTATAAAAACAAGTTCATTAAAGTTATCGTCGAAAACAAAACTGATTACCACATGTTCGAGACATTGGTTGATCGTCTTTACAACGTAGGTGTACATGATGTAAAGATTGCTGAAACTCTTATCGATGAAGATTTAGAAAATTCTTCTGTTGATGTTGAGATCAAAGATACCATGACACTTCTTAGTGAATATATTGACGAGGTAGAAATGTCCGTAAGTAAATCCGATCTTAAGAATTTGATGAAGTCTCTATATATTGAAAGTTGCGAGATATCATAGTGTATATTCTTACTCTTAAAGGAAAAGAATCTGGAGTCTTTACTGTAATCAATGATTATGGTGAACAAGTTATACCAATCTTTGAAGAGTATGATGATGCAGATCGATATAATATCATGATAGATGATATCTCAGAAAAAAAATTGCCTTTGAAGGTTACTGAAGTAGAAAAAACAACAATATGTATGGCATGTATTGAAAGAGAACAAAAATATGCTATAATCACTTCAGATGATCTCTTGATTCCCCCGAAAAAATTGCCGCATGATCAGTTTTAAAAAAATTCGATGGAAAAATTTCTTGTCTACAGGAAATAATTTTACCGAAGTTGATATTTGTAAGAACAAAACAAATTTAATCGTTGGAGAAAACGGAGCAGGTAAGAGTACCATTTTGGATGCTCTTACCTTTTCTTTATTTGGAAAACCTTTTCGTAAAATTAACAAACCGATGCTTGTTAATAGTATCAATGAAAAGGATTGTATAACTGAGATTGAATTTAGTATTGGTAAAAACGAATATAAAGTTATTCGTGGTATCAAACCTAATGTGTTTGAAGTCTATTGTAACGATCAATTGTGGAATCAAGAGAGTACAACAGTAGATCAGCAGAAAAATCTTGAGCAAAATATACTCAAGATGAATTACAAATCATTCACACAAATTGTGGTGCTTGGTTCTTCAACGTTTGTTCCTTTCATGCGTTTACCTGTTGTACAACGTCGTGAGATCATTGAAGACATCTTGGATATTCAAATTTTCTCTACGATGAACGTAGTTCTTAAAGATAAAATTCGAGAGAACAGAGATGAATTAAAAGAGTTTGATTATCAACTAGATCTTCTTAACGAAAAAATTCAATTACAAAAAAATTATCTTGTAGATCTGGATAAAAAGAATAAGGCAGACATAGTTAAAAAAGAAGAAAAGATTATAGACTTGGTTAATAGTGAAAATTCTCAATATCTTCTTATTGAAAAAACAAATAAAGACATTGAGAATATCAAAGCACAAATCACTGAGTACTCTACATCATCTAATAAACTTAAAAAATTAAATACTTTTCTTATTAAATTAAGTTCTAAATTAAAAACATGCCAAAAGGAGCATGAGTTTTTTGAAAAGAATCATGTCTGTCCTACATGTACTCAAGACATTTCTGATCAACTCAGAACAGATAAACTCACTTCTGGCAAAAATAAAATAGATGAAATGCTTGTAGGATACAATGATATCCTCTCTGCTATTGGTGAAGAAGAAAATCGTTTTACTAAATGGAATGAACTTTCTGAGGAAATTACTAATAGTAATAACATAATTTCTCAAGCAAACTTTAAAGTAAATCAACTTCGTAAAAGTATCGGTGAAGTTGATGTAGAGATTAAAGACTTGGAGACTGAGGGTGTAGATAAAAAAGAAGCATACGTTAAACTAGAAAATTTAGTTGGCGATAAAAAAGAATTAAATTTTCAATTATCTGAATCTAAAAAAGATAAAGATGTATTAAGTGTTGCCTCTCAACTATTGAAAGACAATGGAATTAAGACTAGAATAATAAGGAAATATCTTCCTACAATGAATAAACTGATTAATCAGTATCTTCAAGGTATGGAATTTTATGTTAACTTTAGTCTCGATGAAAACTTTGAAGAAACTATTAAGTCTCGATATAGAGATCAATTCTCATATGCCTCTTTCAGTGAAGGAGAGAAAGCTCGTATCGATATTGCTTTGTTGCTTACTTGGCGCTCTATTGCTAAACTTAAGAATAGTGTGGATACTAACCTCCTCATACTAGATGAGATTTTTGATGGTTCTTTAGATCAGCAAGGTGGTAGTGATCTTGGTTGGATCCTTAGAAACTTTGATGATAGTGTTTCCATCTATGTAATCTCTCATAAAGAACAACTTAATGACAAGTATGATAGAACTCTCAATGTAGAAAAAGTCAAGAATTATTCTGTTGTACGAGAATCTTTTGGAGAATAATGGATTACCCAACACTTAAAACTAATACTGGGTGGGAGATCTATCCTCTTTTTGCTAAAGCATTATCTATAAATTATGTCTCAGAAGACATTTCTAAAAAACTTATAGAACTTAGTGGGAAGGTTGAATGGATAGAAGACGATGAAGACTCTGGATCTTATGGTGCGGTATCAATTAAAAAAAATATTTTATCAATGGATCAAGATCTTCATGATAAATTAAAACAGATATGCCATGGGTATGTTGTTAACACATTAGGTTATAGATGTGATATTCAATTCACCACATCTTGGTTTACTAGAACTGAGCACAATGGTCAATGTGAAATTCATACACATAACAACTCTTGGATTAGTGGGGTACTTTATTTTGGAGATTATGATCCTAATACTTCTGCGATAAGATTTTACAAAGGAGAACATGATATGGTATTTTCTCCTACTCTACATTATAATTTTTTTAATTCTTACAATTGGGATATATATCCTTTGTCAAATATGCTTGTATTATTTCCAAGTGACTTGAGGCATAAAGTTCTTAAAAATAAATCAAATAATACTAGGTATGCATTAGCATTTAATATTATGCCCAAAGGAGATATAGGTATACAAGACTCTGCGTTCCAATATTAGAAGTGGCATAGGGGGACTTGCGGGTCCCCTTTTTTATTGTATACTAGTGGGAACAGAGAAAAAATTATGCTTACCAAGACACAAGAAATCAAAGGAAGTCTTGCTAAGTTGCTTGCTACAGAGAATCTTGTAGTAGAGCATAAGAACTGCTCCACAGCTTCTTTCAATATTGATGAACGTGTTCTAATCTTACCTAAGTGGGATCGTGCCTCTACTATTGTATACGATCTTCTTGTCGGTCATGAAGTTGGACATGCGTTGTTCACTCCAGTTTGGGGAGATTTTGAATGCCCTATGTCTTATGTGAATGTGACTGAGGATGCTCGCGTTGAAAAGTTAATGAAGCGTCGTTATCCTGGTCTACGTAAGTCGTTCTTTTTTGGTTATAAAGAATTGAATGATCGCGATTTCTTTTCTATTTCTGGAGAAGATCTTGATACTTATAGTTTAATAGATCGTATTAACTTGTATTTCAAATTAGGTATTGTTGATGTTGAGATACCATTTAGTAATAAAGAAAAAATCTTAGTTGAAAAAGTAGAGAAGATTGAAACATTCGATGAAGCAGTTGCTGTTGCTACTGAAATTTGGATCTTTGCTAAGGAACAACAAAAAGAATTAGAACAACTTGCCAATGTTCCATTGTCAGGAACTGATGGTGGTGGTACTGATTCTTCTAATACCGAAAGTTATAATGATACCCAATCTTCTGTAGGTGAAGAAGGTACGATGACACATGAAGAAATGCTTGAAGAGGCAGAACGCCGTGAAGAAAATAATAACCAAGATGCAGATGATGAATGTCCTGGTGGAACACATGCAAACTCAGTAGACAATGTAAGCACTCAAGAATCATTTGACAAAGCAACAAAAGGATTGAATGATACTTATAGTGGAAGCAATACTATTTACATAGATATGCCCGTTATTAAAACTTCAAATTATGTTGTTGATTGGGAAGTTATTCATAATTGGATTGCTACTTGTCGTGATAATGATGTAGATTATACCTGGGTAGATAATCAGTATGCTGAATTTAAAAAAGGTATTGTCAATGAAGTAAATTATCTTGTAAAAGAATTTGAATGTAAGAAAGCAGCGGATGCTTACTCTCGCTCAAAAACTTCTAGAACTGGTGTATTAGATTGTTCCAAACTTCATACTTACAAATACAATGAAGACTTATTTAAAAAAGTAACTTCTCTTCCTGAAGGTAAAAATCATGGAATGCTTTTTTGTCTTGATTGGTCTGGATCTATGGGAGGTACAATGCTTCCCACTATCAAACAACTTCTTATACTCTGTATGTTCTGTAAGAAAGTTAATATTCCATTTGAGGTATATGCTTTTACTAATGAGTGGTGGCAAGCAGAACGCTCAATCTACGAGAGTGAATTTATTAGTGACAAAGAGTATCTTAAGAAAAATGAAATATTTGTTAGTAAACAATTTTTCCGAATGATGAATATTATTTCTTCTCGTTCTAATGCACAAAATTTTGAAATTCAGTGTTTAAATATCTTTCGTGAAGTTATGTGCATGACACACTACTGCGGATATCGTCAAACTATTGGAATGTCTTTATCAGGTACTCCTCTTAACGAAGCAATTATGGTTGTTAACAATATCATTCCAGAGTTTAAAGCATACTCTAAAGTAAGTAAAGTCAACCTTTGCATTCTTACTGATGGAGAATCTGGTCCTTCAGTTTATGGATCTGAAGTTATTTCTTATGATGGTAACTCTACTAGAATGACTCAACGCCGCGTAGATTGTGGTAGTAGAATTATTATTCGTGATCGTAAATTAGGACGTACATATAATAATCTTTATTCATGGTACGAAATTACTAACTTGTTTATTCAAAACTTGAAGGAGAATAATCCTGATGTAAATGTGATGGGTATCAGATTGATTGATGGTAATGGTCTTACTTCTTACTATCGCTTCTTCTGTAAACAAACTATGGAAGGTTTATCAATTATTAAAAAAATGTGGACTAAAGATAAATCAGCTATCCTTCCTGATCCTATCGCTTATGATGCACTATATGCTATCTCTACTAAAGGTTCTAATGAAAGCAATACTGGACTAGATGTTGCGCCAGGTTCTTCAAAGTCTGAAGTCAAAGCTGCGTTTAAGAAAATGCTTGCCAAAAAATCTTCTAACAAAAAAGTCCTTAACTCTTTCATAGATACCATCGCATAGTCAGTTAAAGAACTGGCACATGCCAATCCAACCTAACTAATTTTTGCCCTACAATACATTCATCGAAACAAATCAAATGCCTCTTCCCGCTCGCATCGACATGATTCAACTCTTCAAGTACATTGAAAATAATTTTGGTACTGAAGTTGGTACTAGTGCTCTACGTGCTGCTGCAACTGCACAAGGTGTTTCTTATGCAACGATTGTGAATCGTATGGAACCATACAAGACTGGACGTGGTGAGTGGAATCTTACTATCAATGAAGTACGACAGCAACTAGAAGAAAATATTGTTTCTGATTCTATTCAGAATCTTACTCCTGTTAAAGATAAAACTTTTATTCCTTTTGGAAATTTTGTTGACGTAAAAAAGATCATCAAGTCTCGTATCTTTTATCCTACTTTTATTACTGGTATGTCTGGTAATGGTAAAACCATGTCTATTGAGCAGGCATGTGCTTCTCTAAATAGAGAACTTATTCGAGTGAATATTACCATTGAGACTGACGAGGATGATCTTATTGGTGGTTTTCGTCTTGTTAATGGCGAAACTGTTTGGCACAACGGACCAGTCGTTGAGGCTTTGGAACGTGGAGCTGTGTTGCTTCTAGATGAAGTTGACCTTGCTTCCAATAAAATCATGTGTCTCCAGTCTATTCTTGAAGGTAAAGGTATCTTCTTGAAGAAAACCGGCAAGTATATTCAACCTACTAGCGGGTTTAACATTTTCGCTACTGCTAATACTAAAGGTAAAGGTTCTGATGATGGTCGTTTTATTGGAACAAATATTCTTAATGAAGCATTCTTGGAACGCTTTGCGTTGACGTTTGAGCAAGAGTATCCAAGTATTAAAGTAGAGCAAAAAATTCTTGAGGGAATTTCTCTTGATCTTGGTTTGGAAGATCGTGAGTTCTGTGAGAAACTTGCTCAGTGGGCAGACATTATTCGTAAAACTTTTGATGTTGGTGGTACTAATGAAGTTATTTCTACTCGCCGCTTAACACATATTATTCGTGCATACTCTATTTGGAATGATCGTATTAAAGCAATTAAAGTTTGTACTAATCGTTTTGACGAAGAAACCAAAATTATTTTTCTTGATCTCTATAGCAAACTTGATGCTGAAGTAAATTTGGAAGATACTATAGAAAAAATTGAGGCACCATACTATGAGTGATAAATTTCATGGGTACATTGGACATGTTGCAATCCTAAAAGATTGCGAACATCGTTCGGGTAAAATTTTAAATGGAGATGGTATTAAACTTACCATGAAAGCGATTGACGGATCCTTGTTTGAATGCTATCATAGTAATATTGAGTATATTTGGAGCAAATGAAAAAATACAATGAAGATGCTCTGTTGAAAGAGCTGAGTGATTACATCGCTGGAACTTATGGACAGCACTATTCTGCTGGAAACGACAGCATCCAAACGTTAGACTTGATCGAAGCATGTGGAGATGCTGAGGCATTCTGCCGTAGCAACATCCTCAAGTATGCTTCACGCTACGATCGTAAGGGCACTGCCCGTCGTGATATCATTAAGATCCTTCACTATGCATTGCTGTTGCTACATTTTAGTGACAAGTCTGCCAATACTGAAACCTACAATCAATGAATAAAGTGATTTTATCTGAACAAACTTTGCAAGTACTAAAGAACTATTCTACAATCAATAGTTCTATTCTTATTCGTGGCGGCAATCAATTAAAAACTATTAGTGTTGGCGAAAACGCACTTGCAGAATTTACTTGTGAAGAAACTTTCCCTCAAACTTTTGGTATCTATGATTTAAACCAATTCCTTTCTGGTCTTTCTTTATTTCAAAATCCAGTACTGGAATTTGAAAATGAGAGTTACGTAACTATCCGATCTCGTGGACGCTCTGCAAAATATTTCTTTTCAGATCCTGAGATTACATTGAAGTCTGCCCCAGAAAAAAATATTAAGTTCCCCGGAGCAGATATTGATTTTAATATTTCTTGGGATGAAATTGAGTCATTGCGAAAAGCAGCATCGATTTATAATCTTACTGACTTAGTGTTTAAATCTGAGAATGATCAAATTAGTTTGTATCTTCGTGATTCTGAAAACGAAACTAGTAATGATTATTGTCAAACGATTGCTGGAGAGACAACTGGAGATTATGAACTAGTTCTTAAAATCGAGCACATTCGTCTTCAACCTGGAGACTATCATGTTAAAGTGTCAAAGCATCTTGTATCTGAGTGGCGTCACACTAGACTAGATCTTGTTTATTATATTGCATTGGAGTTTTGATGAGTAAAAAGTTTCTTTGGGTAGAGCAGTATCGTCCTAAAACGATCAATGATTGTATTCTTCCCGACAACCTAAAGAAACCTTTCTTAGGATTTGTAGAGCAGGGAGAGATCCCTAATCTGCTTCTCCTTGGGTCTGCAGGCGTCGGTAAGACTACTGTTGCTAAAGCGTTGTGTGAGGAGATTGGTGCCTCCTACATCCTCATTAACGGATCAGACGAGGGACGTTTCATAGACACTGTTCGCAATCGAGTTAAAACATTTGCTTCTACAGTTTCTTTAGTAGGAGGAGCACACCACAAAGTTGTCATTATCGATGAGGCAGATAATACTACTCATGATGTGCAACTCTCTTTACGTGCATTTGTTGAAGAGTTTCATAGTAATTGTAGATTCATTTTTACTTGTAACTTCCAGAACAAGATCATCGAACCATTGCATTCCAGATGCACAGTTGTTGACTTTAGAATTAGTAAAAATCAAGAAGCAAAATTGCAAGAGCAATTCTTTTATCGTCTAAAAAATATTCTTGATGAAAATCAAATTGAATATGAAGATAAGATTATTGTTAAACTAATTCAACGTTACTATCCTGACTGGCGTCGTTTAATTAATGAATCGCAACGTCACTCTGCAACTGGTAAGATTGATACTGATGTTTTAGTTGATATCGCTGACATCAACCTAGATCATTTGATTACTTCTTTAAAAAACAAAGAGTTTACAACTGTTCGTAAGTGGGTGATAGAAAATATTGACAATGATCCTAATATTGTCATGCGAAAAATTTATACAATCTTGTATGAAAACATTAAACCAAAGTATATCCCTGAAGCAGTATTAATTCTTGCTAAGTATCAGTATCAGATTGCTTTTGTTGCCGATCAAGAAGTAAATCTTTTGGCATGTCTTACTGAAATAATGATGGGGTGTGAATTCCGATGAAAGTTCCAACACATGAAGAACTAGTCCATTTAAAAATTCAGGCAGCAATGCGAGAAAATGCTTTTCCTAAAGATGAGATGATGTATCTTGGTGAACGTGCAGGACACCACTGGTATCTTATTGCTGGAGAGCATGAGGTATCTGCAAATCAAATAGAAGATTTTGAAAATGTCAATGAAGAAGACGACACCTGAAAACGTAAAAGAAGCAAACGAAGGACTCTTCTATGCTACAATGAACCTACCCCATGCTGCTGCTCATTGTGGAATGACGCATCGTGAAATGAAACACATCTTTCGTGAATACCTTAAATATCATGACAAAAACTTTGAAGTCACTGAAGACGCCACTTAGATATCCTGGTGGAAAGAGTCGTGCCTTGAGCAAACTTTTTCAATACATTCCCAATCTTACAGAATATACTCACTACCGAGAACCATTCTTGGGTGGTGGTTCTGTTGCTATTGAGATTGGTAAACGATATCCACACCTAGACATCTGGGTCAACGATTTGTATGGACCACTCTATAACTTTTGGAGAGTGCTTCAAGATCAAGGACAAGAACTTTCTGCTTTGTTGGTTGATCTCAAGACTTCTCATCCAGATCAAACATCAGCAAAAACTTTATTTCTAGATTCTAAGGAACAATTAAATGATGATTCTACGTCCGATCTATATCGTGCTGTGTGTTTTTACATTGTTAACAAGTGCTCTTTTTCTGGTCTCACAGAATCCAGTTCCTTCAGCAAGCAAGCGTCAGATAGCAATTTCTCAATGCGAGGCATTTGTAAACTCCCTGAATATTCAGGAATGATTCGCCGTTGGAAAATTACTAAACTTTCATATGAAGAACTCTTTTGCGATAGCAAGTCCACCTTCGTCTATCTCGATCCCCCCTATGAGATCGGATCTAATCTTTATGGTAAGCGAGGAAACATGCACAAGGGATTTGACCACGATCAGTTTGCTGCTGATTGTGATCGCTTTATCTCTCATCAACTTGTTTCATATAACTCATCACAACTGATCCGAGACCGCTTCAAGAAGGAGTGGACAGCTGCTGAATTTGCACATACGTACACCATGCGCTCCACTGGGTGCTATAATACAGATCAAGCGTCTCGCAAGGAACTCGTCCTTACCAACTATGAAATGTGAAGTCACCCTCTTCGTAGCAGGCAACGTTTTTAAGGAGCAGGTTATTGCTCGTAATTATGAAGAAGCGAAACAAACTGCTGTCGCCAGAAATCCTACTGCTAAGGTGGTTAGTGTAACTGCTGTATTTAAATGAATATCTTTGTCACCGATCAAGATCCATGGAAATCTGCTCAGGTTCTGCCTGACAAGCACATCGTCAAGATGCCCCTAGAGACCTGCCAGATGCTCTCTATAGTCGCCTCAGACAAGTGGGGACATGGTTATGGTACATTGCCTAAGAAAGACGGCACACCCTATGCTACGGACAAGGGAGCATTCCGTAATCACCCTTGCACTATCTGGGCAAACGAAACTCTAGCAAACACACGATGGTTGCTTGCTCATGGGTTTGCTCTATGTCAAGAGTATGCTGCTCGCTATGCAAAAGTTCATACCTGTTTCACTACACTTCAAGCTGCTGACAAAATCATTCCTGATGTAAGATGGGATGATCACACTCCTTTTGTTCGAGCTATGCCGGAGGAGTATAAATTTGATGATAGTATCACTACTATCGAAGCATACAAGATGTACATTGCATCTAAACCATGGGTGTCATCTAACTATCTTAAACTACCACATAGAAAACCAGAATGGATAAGCGTAAACTAGGAGACTATCTTTACTCAATTAATCAATCTAAGAAAAACTTGATGGATATTGATCCTGATTGTATTAAAGATTATCCTCCTTATATTGTTAACAAGTGTCTCTCTAGTTTTACTGATAGTATTCTGTTTGCCAATGAAATGAATAAGTTGAATTTTATTGACAAGAAGATGCAATATGACTTTTACCTAAATAGTTTGAAACCAAGGAAGAGATTTTCTTCCTGGTTAAAAAAGGATAAGTTAGATAACCTTGAATTGGTAAAACGTTATTATGGATATAACCATAGTAAAGCAGAATCCGCTCTTAGAATCCTAACTAATTCTGATTTGGATCATATTAAAAAATTATTAGATACGGGCGGCATAAAATGAATGAGATTACAATTGAGTGGCAACCATCCGATATGGTGGAAGTTGTTCTAAATGAACCAGATGATTTTTTGAAAGTGCGCGAAACGTTAACACGTATTGGTGTAGCTTCGAGAAGAGATAAGAAACTATATCAATCATGTCATATTTTACATAAGCAAGGAAAGTATTATATTGTTCACTTTAAAGAGTTGTTTGCTCTTGATGGAAAGAACACGAATCTTTCATTGAATGATGTTCAACGTAGGAATCGTATTTCGCAATTACTATCAGATTGGGGTCTGATTGGTATTGTTGATAAAACTAGAATTGAAGATGTTGCTGCACTAAATCAGATTAAAGTTCTTTCTTATAAAGATAAGGGAGATTGGATTCTAGAGTCGAAATATAATATTGGTCGTAAAAAACCAGAAGCATAAATAAATTTGAGACCTTTCGTGCGGTCTCTACAAAAGTCGGAAACCCTTATAAAGTGATGCGGTGAACACTACATCACTTTTTTTGTGTCTTGATTAAATAGTAGTGGATGCCTTCGGGGTCCATACAATCATCTCGCTTATACAAGGAGAACTAGAATGACACATACCTGGGATCTATACCTACCTCACGCAGTAGGTTTAAATGATATGTTCCATCGATTAGATTCGATGTCTGCTCATAATAAAAATTACCCCCCGTATAATTTAATCAAACATGACGCCAGTAATTACGAAATTCAAATCGCTCTCGCAGGATTTAAAAGAGAGGAGATTGAAGTATCTACTGAATCAAACATTCTCAAAGTTGCCAGCAATACTGCAAGACAGGATTCTGAAACAGAATACTTACACAAAGGAGTCTCGCGAAGATCATTTACTAACACTTGGCAACTCGGTGACGATGTTAGAATTGTGGACGTAACGTTTGAGGATGGTATGCTGATCGTGAGTTTGGAGAAAATTATTCCAGACCACATGAAACGAACGACTTACGTAGTCAAATAAATATCTGTCACAGGGGGCGTTGCCCCCTTTGTCATTTTGTGTTATACTTATAGAAACCAAGCAAGGAATTATGGCCGATCAAATTATTGTGTTTAAGAATGGCGAACGTGTCATTACAGATCTTCAAGAAGTATTTGAGGGAGAAGACGAATCACGTCGTGGAATTTGTTTGCAAATGAGCAATCCATATGTTCTCGAATTAGTATCCTCTAACGATCCTTCTGGTGGAGATGCTGATCTCCAAGTAAAATTCAGCAAGTGGAATCCTTATTCTGTTGATTATCAATTCCGTGTTCCTTATGATAGTGTATTAGCAATCGGTGAACCCGATCAAGGTCTTGCTGGAGCATATCGCCAAAAGATTTCTGCAATGGTAGCAAAACAGGAAAGCGAAATTCCTAAGTGGGAAGAAGGTAAACCCAATCCTAATACCGAAGCTCAACTAGCAGAAATTAGTCAAGCAACTTCCAACGCTATTATTGATCCTACTGCAGGCGTTGCTGCTGATACAGATAAGCATCCTATCGCAACTCCATTTGAACAAGCGGAGGATACCGATGTTACAGATTCTGAAGTTTGATGGGCATTGGTTGATTGCTGAGATAGAGGAGATTCCTAAATTTGAAGGAGAAGATCCTAATCAGTATGGACAACCCGATTGTGTTCTAAGAAACCCTTGTGAGATAGATGGGGACGGGATCACTCCCTTTCCTCCTTACAGCGAAGAACGAGAACTAGTTGTTCGTTCAGAAAACATTACTATTGTTGCTGAACCTGCACCGATGTACTCGGCATTATACTATGATTTAAAAGCAAAGGACGAATGAAGTTTTACACCAGCGTACAACAAGCAGGTAATCGAATCCATGTTCGTGGATATGAAAATGGAAATCAGTTCAGTGATAGAGTTCCTTTTAACCCTACACTATATCTACCCACCCCTCAACCTTCACGCTGGAAAACTCTAGATGGAAAGAATGTTCGTCCTGTAAAGCAAGGAACAATTCGTGATGCAAGAAAATTTGTAGAAGATCATAAAGATATTCCTGACTTCGATATCTGTGGACAGACACGATATTTGAATCAGTATATTTCTGAAGAATATCCTGAAGATCAGATTCAGTTTGATGCTAGTGATATTCGTGTCTTCACACTTGATATTGAGACTGCTGCAGAGAATGGTTTCCCTGATATTGAAACTGCTGACCAAGAGATTCTTCTTATCTCATTAAAAGATAGTAAGACTGGACGCATCATTGTGTTTGGTCGTTATGCATTTAACAATACACACGATGATGTTGACTACATGCACTTCTCTACAGAAGTTGGTATGTTGCAAGCATTCATTCATCACTGGATTAGTAATTATCCAGATGTGGTTACTGGGTGGAACGTTCAGTTGTTTGATATGACTTACATCAGTAAGCGTATTGAACGTGTGCTTGGTGAGCGTGATGCTAAGTTGCTGTCTCCATGGAAGTCTACGTATTGTCGTGAAATTTGGATTAAGGGTCGCAAGCAAATTGCATATGATATATCTGGTGTCGCGACATTAGATTATCTTGAGTTGTATCGTAAGTTCACGTATACAAATCAAGCATCATATCGTTTGGATCATATTGCTAGTGTAGAACTTGGTACAAAGAAACTAGATCATAGTGAGTTTGATACTTTTAAAGAGTTCTACACTAAAGACTGGCAGAAGTTTGTAGAGTACAACATCATTGACGTTCGCCTGGTTGACCAGTTGGATGACAAGATGAAGTTGCTAGAACTTGCCTTTACCATGGCATATGATGCTAAGGTAAATTTTGAGGATATATTTTCACAGGTTCGCATGTGGGATAACTATATCTACGTAGAGTTGCTTAAGAGACAAATTGCAATCCCTCCCAAAAAAGAAGCAAGAAAAGATTCCAAGTATGGCGGCGCGTATGTTAAGCAACCTACTCCAGGGTTTTACGACTGGGTTGTATCTTTTGACCTTAATAGTCTGTACCCTCATCTTATCATGCAGTATAACCTCTCACCAGAGACCATGCTCCCAAACAGACACCCTACAGCAACTGTTGATAAGTTGCTTGAGAAAGAGATAGACACATCAGATCTTACTGATTGTCTTGCTGCTAACGGAACTCTGTATAAAAAAGATGAGATGGGATTCCTTCCCATGATGATGCAGAAGATGTATGATGAGCGTGTAATTTATAAGAAGAAGATGCTCGCTGCTAAGCAGCAGTATGAAGAGACTCCTACCATTGAACTAAAGAAAGAGATTGCTCGCTGCAATAACATCCAGATGGCAAAGAAGATCTCCCTCAACTCTGCTTATGGTGCTATCGGCAACGAACACTTTAGATACTTTCGACTTGAGATTGCAGAGGCAATTACAGCATCAGGTCAGTTGGCTATCCGATGGATTAGTAATAAAACTAATGCATACTTAAATAAAATCCTGAAGACGAATGATGTTGATTATGTTATTGCTTGCGATACCGATTCTATGTATCTCAATCTTGGTCCTTTGGTCGAAACTGTATACGCCGACAGAGAGAAGACTGCTGAAGGAGTTGTCAATTTCCTTGATAAGGTGTGTAAGGTGGAATTTGAAAAGTATATTGAAAGTGCTTACAAAGAGCTCGCCGTTTATATGAATGCTTACGCTCAGAAAATGGTGATGAAGCGTGAGAACATTGCTGAGCGTGGTTTCTGGACAGCAAAGAAACGTTATGTTCTCAATGTATGGGATAGTGAGGGTGTTCGATATAAAGAACCCAAGATGAAAATTTGTGGTCTTGAGACTGCTAGATCATCAACACCACAATACTATAGAGATAAATTGCTTGAAGCATTCAAGATCATCCTAACGAAAACCAATGATGACCTTATTGATTACATTGAATATGTCAAGCAAGATACTCGTAAACAAGAGTATGTAAACATTGCTTTCCCTCGCGGTTGTAATGGTATGGAAAAATACAAATGTAAACATGACATCTATAAAAAAGGAACTCCTATCCATGTGAGAGGATCATTACTTTACAATTATTATGTTCGCAAGAACAAGATAACTAATAAGTACCCCATCATTCAGGAAGGAGAGAAAATCAAATTCATTTATTTAAAGACGCCAAATCCAATGATGCAAAACTGCATCAGTTTCTTTAGTGACATCCCTAAAGAATTAAATCTAGACAAGTACATTGATTATCAAAAACAATTTGATAAGTGTTTCTTAGAACCTGTCAAAAATGTGCTAGGATGTATTGACTGGGACTACGAAAAGAAAATTTCTTTACTATCATTTTTATAATTATGAGTTTTTTAAACAACGTTATCAAGGACAGCAAGAATGAATATGCTAGTCTTGTTAGCGACGGAGTTGCTGCTGGCGATATCGAATCTTTCGTTGATACTGGCAGTTACATTGTTAATGCCTTGGTTAGCGGTTCTATTTTTGGAGGTTTTCCTTCCAACAAAATTACTGCCGTGGCAGGAGAATCAGGCACGGGTAAGACTTTCTTTTGTCTTAGTGTCGTTCGCAATTTCCTCGATATTGATCCTGGTGCTGGAGTCATCTATTTTGAAACTGAGTCTGCCATTAGTAAGCAGATGATTGAGAGTCGTAACATTGACTCTAATCGTATGGTAATATTTCCAGTCAATACGATTGAAGAATTCCGTACACAATCGGTAAGAATTGTGGATAAATACATGGAACAACCCGAAGACGAACGCAAACCACTGATGTTTGTGCTAGACTCTTTGGGTAACCTTGCTACCAACAAAGAGGTTCAAGACGCAGCGGACGACAAGAACGTTCGTGATATGACGAAAGCACAACTGGTTAAATCCGCCTTTCGCATCTTGACACTGAAGCTTGGCAAGGCTAATATACCAATGATCGTTACCAACCACACCTATGATGTCATCGGCTCTTATGTCCCTACAAAAGAAATGGGGGGAGGCAGTGGACTCAAGTATTCTGCTAGCACAATCGTTTATCTCGGAAAGAAAAAAGAGAAAGATGGAACAGATCTCATCGGAAACATTATCAAATGCGAGGCTAAGAAGTCTCGTTTGACACGCGAAGGATCGAAGGTAGAGACTAGACTCTATTTTGACGCTAGAGGTTTGGAGAAGCACTATGGATTACTTGAGATTGGCGAGCGAGCAGGGTTGTGGAAAAATGTTGCTGGACGCTATGAGATTGGCGGAAAGAAAATCTATGCCAAAGCAATCCTTAAAGATCCCGAATCCTACTTCACCCCCGAAGTCCTAGAGGCAATTGACGTTCAAGCACAGAAAGAATTTTTGTATGGTACAGAAGATGAGTGAGAAACTTGAAGGAACTATATTGCGAAATCTTCTCACCAGTGAAGAGTTTTACCGCAAAGTAGTTCCGTTTCTCAAAGCAGAATACTTTGAAGATATTACTGAACGTGTGGTATTTGAAGAGATTCAAGATTTCTCTGTTAAGTATGATAAAGTTCCTACATCAGAAGTAGTCATTTTACAATTACAACAGAGAAACGATCTAAATGAAGAAACATATCAAACGTCTGTTAATCAAGTTAAATCTTATACAACCGAATGGGTTGACACAGACTGGCTCGTTGATAGAACAGAAAAATGGTGTCAAGAACGAGCAATCTATAACGCCCTCCTACAATCGATCAAGATCGCAGATGGAGGCGATAAGGAAATTTCACGAGATGCGATCCCCGGAATACTCCAAGAAGCCTTGGCAGTATCTTTCGACGAATACATCGGTCACGACTACGTACAAAATGTAAGTGAACGCTATGAATATTATCATAGAGATGAAGAGAAACTTCCTTTTGATCTTGAGAAATTCAATGCAATTACTAAAGGAGGTATTCCTAACAAAACACTTACCATTGCTCTAGCTGGTACTGGTGTTGGTAAGTCTCTTTTCATGTGTCACTGCGCTGCAGCATCTATGACTCAAGGTAAGAATGTTTTGTACATTACCTGTGAGATGTCTGAAGAAAAGATTGCAGAAAGAATTGACGCCAATCTTCTTGGTGTCAACATTCGTGATATTTCTACTTTACCAGAGCAGTTATTCACATCCCGAGTAACGGAGATTGGACGCAAGACTCAGGGTAAACTTATTATTAAAGAATACCCTACAGCAAGCGCACATTCTGGTCATTTTAAATCACTCCTTAACGAACTCTCGTTAAAGAAAGACTTTAAACCAGATATCATTTTTGTTGACTATCTAAATATTTGTGCGAGTGCCAGATACAAGGGACACATTGTTAATTCCTATACATATGTGAAAGCGATTGCTGAAGAACTTCGTGGACTTGCTTGTGAGCATGACGTTCCTGTTATTTCTGCAACACAAACTACTCGTTCTGGATTCGGTTCTACTGATGTAGAACTTACTGATACATCTGAATCTTTTGGTCTGCCTGCTACTGCTGACCTTATGTTTGCTCTAATCTCTACTGAGGAACTAGAGCAGGCGGGGCGTCTCATGGTGAAGCAACTGAAAAATCGTTATGGTGATCCTACAATACACCGCCGCTTTACCATAGGTATTGACAGAGGCAAGATGAAGTTGTATAATGTAGAGGACGATGCACAACCGGATCTTCTTGATACAACTGAAGATCCAGCAGATGCTTTTGAAGATCTTTCTGGTCGTCAAAAACGCATCGACAAATTCAATCAATTTATTATCTAAACATGTCTAAGGTTAATTTTGAACGCTATCAAGAATTTGTGGCAGAAGTCACTTCAGAATGTTCTACAAACTTTGTTGATTTCGCTGACCGTATTGGTGATCTTGATCGACAAGGTGCCAATATTGAGAGACTTCTTACTGCTGGGGTTGGAATTAATGCTGAGGGTGGTGAGTTCCTTGAGATCATTAAAAAAATGGTCTTCCAAGGAAAACCATGGAACGAAGATAATCGTGAGCATCTTATCATTGAGTTGGGTGATATTATGTGGTA